GATGCCCTCGGCGCCCAGCCGCTCCGTGGTCGACCGATCCAGCACCGCCTCGCCTGGCAGCAGGTCAGCGGTCACGATGCCGCCCTGGTGAAACGTGGGCTGCTGACGGGCCACGATGCCCGCCTGTACGGCGCCGAGGATGCCGATACCGACGCCAGCGATAGCGCCAGCAATCGGGCCCAACTGAGCGACGGCCTGCGTGATGGCCACCGCCGTGTTGACCGTGATCTGGAGGAGGGCGGCGATCTTGTTGGCGATGAAGGCCTCACGCGCGGCCTTCTTCTCAGCCTTGATGCGCTCGCGGAGCACCTTCTTCTCCTCGCTCAGTCGCTCCCGCTCAGCCTTGATGGCCTGCTTCTTCTCCTCGCGACTGAGATCCGTGCGCTCATTGATGTCCGCGCGGAACTGAGACATGCCCTCTTCAGCGAGCCGGTCGAGCTCCATCTGCAAGGCCTCAGCGTTGGCGAGGCGCTCGTCCTGGGCGGCCTGCGCCAGCATGGAGATCGCCGCCAGCGTGTCCTGCGCTGCCGAGATGGTCGCCGTCTGGAAGTCCGCGTTCCGCTGTGCAGCCTCCTCCTGAGCCAGCATCTCGGCCTCTCGACGGGCGTCGATGTTGGCCTGGTTGGCCTCACGGATGAGCTTGAGGTCCTCGAGCATCCGGTCGAGCTCTTCCTGGGCGGCCTTCTCGCTCTCCTCGGCCGCCTTGGCCTCAAGGGCAGCCTGCTCCTCGGTGAACTGCCGCAGGGCCGCAGCGCGGGCGGCGTCGGCCTGCTGAACGTCGCCGGTCCTCGCCTCGAGTTCGTCGATGAGCTCGAGCTGCTTCTCCAACTCCTGCACGATCTGCTTGTGCGGGTCGCTGGTCTTGTCGATGATGTCCTGGAGTTTCTCAGCGGCTGCCGCCTGGTCCTTGAGGGCCTTTTCCTGCTCGCGGATGGCCTTCTCAGCGTCGGCCTTCTTGAACTCCTTTCTGACGGCCTTGACCCCCTCGGCAACCTCGGACAGCGTGTCCAACTCATCGCCAGCGGCATCGATCTCGGCTGCGAATCCAGCCATGGCGTCCGCGTCATCTTCCAGCGCCGAAGCCAGGGTGACCGCCGCCTTGCGGGCTTCCTCGATCTGGCCCAGGCCGGTGAACTGGCCGAACGCCTTGGTGATACCCGTCACCTCCTTGGAGGCCTCAGCCAGCGTCACAATGAGCTGAGACATCAGGCTGATTGTCTCAGCCACCTCGGGCGTTAGGCCTGCACCGAAGGCGAGTGTTGCCTGGTCCGTAGCGATCTTGAGGTCCTGCATCGCCAGGTCCATCTCGGCAGAGGCGCCCTGGGCGTTGTCGAAGGCGGCCGAGAGTTCCGCGGTACGAATGCGTCCCTCGGTGAGGGCTTCGCTGCTGTTGCCCAGCGCCGCCGCGATCTCAGAACCGCGAGCTCCGAACAGCGCCGCCGCCGCCGCCGCCTGCTCCGTCTCGCTGTCCAGGTTGCCGATAGCGTCGAGCGTGTCCGCGAGGATGGCGTCCATGTCGCGCAGGTTGCCGCTGCTGTCCTCGATGGAGATCCCGAAGTCCTCGAAGACCTTGGCCGAAGCGCCGCCCAGACGATGAGCCTCACCCGCCCGCAGCACGAAGGCAGCGAGCCCGGCTTCCATCTGCTCGAGGCCCGAGCCGCCACGGCTGGCCGCATCACCGAGAGCAAGCAGCGTCTCCTGGGAGAGGCCCACCCTTCGGCTCAGGATGTTCATGTCGTCGACCATGACGCTGGCAGCGTTGGCCAGCTCAAACGTCGCCTTGGCAGCCACAGCCACAGCAGCAGCCAGCGCCGAGCCTGCCGCCGCCGTCTTCTTCATGGCGTCAGCCGCAGCCTTGGACTCCTTCGCTACGTCCCGGGTCTCCTTCTCCTGCTTGTCGAGTTCCTTCGCAGTCTCGCGCGAGGACTTGCCGAGATCCGCAGTGGCCTTCTGGGCGCGCTCTACACCCTTCTCAAGGTCGGTGGTGTCCGCGGTGTAGCTGATCTTTACTTCTTGGTCGGCCATCAGATCTCCAGGTCCAGCGTCTCGGTGCCGGTGTCGCCGTCTCGGATCGGCCGACTGGGGCCAGGCTTGGTCAGGCCGTTCATGATCTCGCGGGTCAACTCCGCGACGAACTGAGGAAGCAGCTGCCTGTTCACATGGTCGGTGAGGCGCTGCACCTCGCGCGGGGAGTTCTTGCTCCTGCGGACGTAGCCCACGTAGGGCTTGCCGCTGCGCCAGCCTCGCGCCTCGTTGAGGATGGTGATGCGCGGGCCTCTCATCGTGCTGTCGATGCGCTCCGTCCACGCATCGTAGGAGACCAGCCGAGGGGCGTCAGCCGGTCGGCCCTCGTACTTCCAGCCCACCCACGGGTTCTGAAAGCCCTCACGGAAGCGCCTCGCCCACTTCTTGAGCACAGCCCGCTCAGCCTGAGACAGCCTGCGACCGAGCGTCTTGGTGCTGGGCGTGGTGGTGGTGATCTTCACGTCAGCCATTGGTCACCCCAAACAGGCGCAGGAAGCCCTGAACGCCGGGGCCCTGCTGCTGGCGCTTCAACTCGGCCTCCGTCTTGTCGATGGCGGTCTTCATGTCGGCGAGCAGGGCTGGGGAGACCTGCCGGATGATCTGGGGGATGAGGCGACGCCAAAGGAAGTCAAGGCCCGCCTGCTTCTCCCCCTTGCGACGCACCCACTGCACATAGCCCACGTCGTCCTGGATGATGATCTGGAGCGGCCTGCGGCTGGCCTGAATGGTGGCGAAGTAGCCGTCTCGGCTCAGCCCCGTGTCTACCGGCCAGTTGGCCTGGATGAGGTCCACGATGTGATCCGCCCACCGACGCAGGACCTGCCGCTCGGCCAGCGTGAGCTGCCGAAACGAGCCATGAGCCTGCACGATGTAGTCCTCAACGGACCGCAGCCGGATCGGTACGCGGATGCCCACTCAGTGAACCCCCACGCTGCACGATGGACACGCCACCTTGACCCGAGCGCCCACGGGACTGGACACCGTGACCAGCGACCACCCACGAGGCATGGCGCCGGCAAGCGCCTCCTCGGGCTTGGTGATGTCCATCTTGTCGATGTCCACGAGGGCTTCACCCCTGCGCAGGCAGTGGACGCACTCCAGCGGGATCGAGGTCATGTGTCCATCCAGGTCTGCACGCCAGCCATCGCCGCCTCATCCGTCTCCGGCTTCTTCTTGGCGTGGACGGCGTTGTGCAGGGAGATAGCGTCCCGCTTCGTCGAGGGGTGCTGAGAGACGGCCCCCAGGCTCTCGTCTTCGCTACGCGCGAAGGCCCAGGCAAGCGCCTCCACCTGGTCGTCCAGGTGCATGTCCAGAAGCGCGGAGGGGTGACCCATCATCATGCCGAGGTCCGTGGCGATGTAGTCGAGCCACCCTGACCGGTCGTCCGCTCTTCGGCGCTGGGCGCCTGGCTGCTTTCGGGGGGAGCGGCTTCGCCCGAAGCGGAGAAATCCGCACGCTCCCGAGCTCGGGCCACGACGTTGAGGCGGTCACGCATCGCCGCCCCGCACGCGGTGTACAGCGCGGACACCTCGAGGAGCCGGTAGTCGTGCTCCATCAGCTCGTCTGCGACCTGCTCGCCGTACTCCAGCAAGGCGTTGTCGTCGGCACGCCAGCCCGGGTGCTCGGTCACGAGGTCAAAGCCCCGGTGCCACCAGCACGAGCCGAGGACCAGCCCCATCCACGGGGACAGCTGACGAAGCTGGGCAGCACCCTCGGCCTCGCACTCCAGCAACGCCTGTGACGTGAGCCGCTGCACCTTGTCCGCCATGGCCCAGCCGGGGAAGCGGAAGCCGTGCAGGCCCTTGGGCTCCTGCAGGTCCACGGTCCAGTAGCGCTGGGAGTTGGGCGGGATCTCGCGGTAGTTGTCACGGGGCTTCATCCTCGCCCCCACTGCTCGACCCACTCGCGAGCGTCAGCACCCTTGGGCATGGCCTCCAGCGCAGCCTCCACGACCTCCAGGCTGCGCCCAACCTCCAAGGCCAGGCGAGGAGCCGAGAGGACAGGGGCGACCGGTCCAGGGGCAGCAGGGAGCGCCACGGGAGACACCCGCGGAGGCGGTTCGGGGTGATGCTCGGGGGCCGATTCGATGGGGTGCGCGAAGCACTTGCCTTCCTGCCGACCAGCACCCGAGGACACGACGACGCCGTAGTCCATCCCGCGCATGAGCAGGCTGTGCCGCTTGAGCAGCCACTTCAACCGCTTGACGTGGCTCAGGGTGTACGGGGCAGCCGGCATTCCGCCCACGGTGAACGGGCGGCCCTTGAGCTTGTACCCGGGAAGGTGTGCCGGACCGTGGGGGGTCTTGACCACGTTGGGCAGCCGGTCGTAGCCGGGCCAGATGCGGTCCAGCTCGGCCTCGATGGCGTGAATCTCGGTTGCGTGGGGTTCTGCCTCAACGGGCAGGGCCGAGACCAGCGATGTCTCGGAGTAGGACGCCTGCATAGCGAAACTCTCCTGGGATGTGGGGCCAGTGTAACCGACGTGTCGAGGAATTGGCGCGGGTGTTGGCTCCTCAACTAATTGCACGACACCGGATAATAGTTGTGGACGTGGATTAGGTGGCGCCGTATAAGTAGGCATCAACCCGGGAGACAACATGCTCAGCATCGCCGACATCATCGAGGCCGTCGATTCCTACACTGGCGGGCGCTTCGCCGTCGTCCTCACAAGCACGGAGGACGAGTGTGCGGCTGGCGATCTCATCGAACCAGAAACAGGCGCCATTGCAGGAGCATGGTCACTGGAGATGCACGGCTACGCTGCGCCCTACATCTCCTGGGCCTGACATGACACCCAAGCGAGGCCGCCCTCCCAAGGCCACCGAGGACCTTCAGACCGTCCGCGTCACTGTCCGCCTGACCAAGGCGCAGGCGGTGGAGTTGGACCGGCAACGTGGCAAGGTGAGCCGGTCAGCGTGGCTGGCTCGACCGTTGAGGGAGGAGTGAGCGTATGGCCAGAGCAGAAGAGCCCGCCGATTAGGGCGGGCCTTCTCTCTCGGGAGAGCAGCGGCTAAGCCGAGCGGCCGATGATCAGCAGGTCCCAGGTGTTGCTACTGGTGCCACCCTGGGTGATGACCGCGAGCTCGTCCGTGGACCCAGCGGCCACCGGGACGCCGCCTCGGCTGTGCAGGATGACCCAGGAGCCATCCCCGTCCTGACTGTTGAAGTCAGCCGGGACCACGTTGCGGTCGGACGCATCCGCCCAGAAGCCCTTATTGCTCGCCACCACGCCGAAGCCGTTGGTAGCGTCGGGGCCGATCAGCAGGTAGTTCGCGGCGGTGCTGGATCGGTTGCGGATGGCGATCAGGACCACCTCCGCGAAGTCGAGAGCGCCACCGCTCAGGTCGGCCAGGCTGGTGTCGAGGTCGTAGACCGTGGTCACGCTCGCGCCGATGCCCGTCTTCTGGTCGGAGTACACGAGGTCGCACTCTCCATCGGACGTGCCGTTGGCCATGTCCAGGAAGAGCTCGAGCTCTCGCCGGTTCACGCCCTTGAGGGGACCATCGCTGACCACCTCGGCGCCACGGATCGAGAACTGAACCGTGGCCTTCATCGTCGAAGCCATGTCGTCCCCCTACAGCACGGTCGGGATCAGCGCGTGGCTGGTTCCCGAGATGGACGTGGTGTTGGGGTCGCCATCGGCCCGGCTGGCCCGGATCGTCGAGTAGGGCAGCTGCAGCGTGATGTCGCTCTCGCCGAAGTCGCTGCCCTCCTGGGTCAGGTTGACGCTCCAGGTCGTCGCGTCGCTGCTGGTGCCGATGGTGCTGGTCCAGTTGCTGGCGACGTACTTGCTGGAGAAGATGACCGCCAGGTCCAGGAGCGTGGCGTGACCCGCGGCGCTCAGCCAGTCCCGCTCGTAGGCGGTGTGGCTGAACGTCATCGGGGCCTCATCGCCCAGACGGATGCTCGGCGTGGAGCCGATGACGCCCCGGTCCAGGAAGAGGTTGACCGAGGCCTTGGGGATGTCCAGGTTGAAGTCACCCGGCTCGTAGGCCACGGTGTAGGTGTTGACACCGTCGGTGTAGGCCACCTGGATGTCGCGCTTGGTCCTTACAATGGTAGACTCACTAATGGTACACCTCCCGCACAAGCTGTGCGATGCTCGCCGCCGTGTTACACTTAGGCATGGGTCAGAACTTCTGTAGCTTCAAGGGATGCGGGCGCGCTGCGTCCACAAAGGGGCTGTGCCGCAGTCACTACAAGCAGCAGTGGCAGGGCAAGGATCTCAAGCCGCTCAAGCCGTACAGGCCGAACGTCGGGAAGGTATGCACCTTCCCTGGGTGTGGCCTTGGCGCCACCTGCAAGGGCCTGTGTCAGGGCCACTACGTGCAGCATAGGCGAGGGCAGGTCATGCGTCCCCTGCGGGACAGTGGGACCAATACCGTTGTCGGGGCCGACTGCGCATCGGTGGAGTTGAGCCTGACCAACCGTCACGGAATGCCGGTGGCGATCTGCGTCATCGACCTCGCCGACCTTGGCCGGGTCCGTGCGCTGGGACGAATCCACCGCGATGGCAACGGGTACGCACGAGTGGGCGATGTCCAGTTGGGGCGCATCCTTCTTGGCATCGAGGACAGTGCCCTGTACTGCGACCACATCGACGGCGACCGCCTCAACAACCGTCGCAGCAACTTGCGCGCCGTCACCCCGGCCGAGAATGCCCAGAACGTCGCCCGGCCTGGTCGTGAGCGCGCACGCGGAGTCTCGCGCAGGTCCCGTGGCGGACGACGGCCCTACCAAGTGGACGTGATGGTCAATGGTGTTTCGCACTACGGCGGCGTCTTCGCCACCGAGGACGAGGCCGTTGAACGAGCCCGAGCCCTGCGGGCCGAACTCATGACTCACGCCAACGAGGACCGTCATCAGTAGGAGCATCTCAGGCTCCTCCCAGGGCTGCGTCCCTGGACGTGGTGAAGGTCATCGAGCAGAACCACCAAGACGCATCCAGCGGATGCAGCCCTCGTGATGCTCCCCGAAAGGTGGTGTGGCTCGCAAGCTGGGGGGCCCGCGAGGTGAGAAGCTTACGGATCTGCTCCTCCAGAAGCATGGCCTCGGCGCGGCATGCCTTCTGCTTAGTGGCGACGATCTGGTAAAGGAACTCCACCGTGATGTCGTCCAGGACCCGGGCCAGGTGCCGGTCTCGGTACTGGTCCCGGTTGTTGGTCGTGTCCGACCGGACGAGTACGCCCTTGTTGGCCAGCGTGTTGGGCGTGTGGGTCGTGATGGGCCCGATACGGTCGATGACCTTCAGGCCCAGGTCCGCGCCCTCGAGCACGGTCTCGTATTCGGCCAGCGTATCGCTCAGCAGGTAGCCGCTCATCGCCACCGCCTACGCGGGCCAGCCGTGATGATGAGGTTGGTCCCAGCGCTCTCGCGGCTCGCCTCGGAGATGGTGCCCGTCTCGTCCGAGTCATAGCGGAAGTTCATGTTCTCGATCGTGTACCTGTACCGCTCGAGGTAGGTCGCTGCGAGCTCACGATAGCGGCCGTCTCCGATGACGCTGCTCTCGTCCATGAAGATGAGGTGCAGGGACATGAAGAGGTGGGCCCGCCGCGCTGCGCTGCGGTCGAAGATCAGCCAAGGCCGGCGCCCCTGATTCAGCAGGGCCATCTGGACCTCGACGTTGGCCTCGTTGCGGTACTTGGCGAAGCTGTCGATCCCGCGCTTGGTGCGGATGTTGGACAGCTCCGTGTGCCGGTCGGTCAGGTCCGTGTCGGTGATGGTCGGGTGGTAGGCCCGCCGGACGATGTAGCCCTCGCGCTGGAAGATCTGCGCGGTGCTGTCGACCGTGGCAGACCAGACCTCAAGGTAGCCGTCTGAGGGGCTGCGGCTGGTCGTGGTCGCCGCTGCGAGCGTGTAGGTGCTGGTAGACCCCTCGGTCACGTCACCGGCCGTGACAAGCTTCTCGGCGCCGTCGTAGATGGTGACCGTAGCGCCAGCGTCGGGCGTGAGTGCCGTCCCGTCCTCGTCCGTGACGATGAGATCCAGCGACTCCGCAACGCCGATCTCGATGAGCCTGGGGAGCTGGTAGCGATGCACGATGGCCATCAGGCAGCCCTCCGGTTGCGCATCTTGTCCTGAACCTGGACCCAGAGCGGGCCCTCGACCTCGGCGATGCGGGCGCGCTGAGCAGCGGTCAGGGTCGGCAGGTCGGACTTGCGGGTGACGTGCTTCGGGGGCAGGTCGTCCACGAGGCCCAGGCGGGCCAGGTCAGCAGCGATGTCCTCACCGATGAGCACGTCAGCCTCCCAGTCGCCAAGGGCGTTCTGGGTGTAGTAGCGGGTGGCCCAGGACCAGATGCCGCCCTCGGCAGCGTCAGGGGCCCACTCGGCACCGATCTCACTGGGTCGCGTGCCGATGAGCAGGGGGAAGTCTCCCCAGCCCTCGTGAGGCTCCAGGGCGCCCTCGAGCACGTCCGCCCAGGCCATGGAGCCTCGGCCGATGCGAGCGAGCGCCTCGGGCTCGTTGCGTACACACCAGGCGTACCAGGACGGCAGCCAGGTGTAGGGGTCTCTCACCGTCGCCACGATGAGGCGCGACTCCCCCCAGCCGTGCAGCCGAAGCCACCAGGCCGGGAGGTGTCGAGCCGAGCCGTCCTGCAAACGCATGACCGCACGCGGCAGGCGACCCTTTCGGAGGATCACCTTGCTCGTGTAGACGGTCCCGGTGCGCGGCATGTCCGCATGCACCAGGCGCTCGCAGGCGTGGCTCATCAGCCGATGACCCGAGAGATCGCCTGGCCGAAGACGTAGATGTGCTTGGCAGCCGCAGCCCCGTCAGCGGCGACGCCGATGTAGGGGATGAAGTCGGTAGCATCGGTAAGGGCCGAGGTCGTCCGCACCAGCGTGTTGTTGAGGTAGCACTTGGCCACCCGGTCGCTCCCGATGATGATCTTGAGGTAGATCTCGGTGTCGACCGCGCCAGCCACGCTGGTGTCGGTGCTGGTGTCGGTGCCGCCGATGGAGTCCACGACCTCCCAGTTGCCGGAGGCCACGTCGTCCTCGTAGCGGAAGTACACCTGATCGTCGTCCGTGGCCTTCACCTCGGTGTTGGTCAGCTTGAGACCGGCCCAGATGATGGCGTTGGTGATGTTGGAGCCCGTCTTGATGTGGGCCTCCCACACGACGCTCTTGTCCGTGCCCCAGGTGACCTCGGTCCAGACAGACTGGCCGGCGTCCAGGTGGGGGAGCACGATGACCTCGTCACCGTCGGCGCCGTCCGTCTCGAGCTTGATGCCGCCCTCGGCGTAGTAGGTCACGTCGTCGGCGCTGGCGTTGGTGCCCAGGATCTCGAAGCGGGGATCGATGAGGTCAGACGCGGCGGTCGCGTTCAGGTCCGGGAGACCCTCGGCACCAGCGACCCACTTGAGCTCGAAGCGCGGGCTCAGGCCGTTGTAGCCCTGGGGGCGCGAGGTGAAGGGCAGGGCCTGCACGCCCGAGGCCGAGGGGCCAACGCCCTGACCGGCGATCTGCCATGCGCTGGCCGCACTGACCTGGACCTTGGCCCAGCCGCCGCCGGGGATGACCACGACCGCAGAAGCCGCGTCGTTGTTGATGGTGAGATCCTCGCCAGCCTCGCCGGCGTTGCGGATCTCGAAGTACATGCCCTCGTTGCCCTCCTCCTTCGGAAGGGTCACGGTCCGAGCGGCGCCGCCCGGGTCCAGGGTGAGGACCTGCGCGTCCTGACGAGTCAGGGTCAGGGCCCCGCTCATCGTGATGGCTTCGCCACCGTACTTGTGATGCACCTGACGGGCGATCACGAACGGGTTGCTGCCCTTCTGTACCTTTGCCATTTCTGTTCTCCTATTCCCGGGCTCTCGCCCATTTCAGAAGATGCGGCCCGCGTCAGCGAACCATCCCAGGAGCGGCGAGGCGTGCCGCTGCGGGCCGCATCAAGAGCTCCTCTTGGGTCGTCCGAGGCGGCGCTCCATGCGGTGCGCCTGCTCTCGCGCGATCCGTCGAGACGTAGCGGGGTCGTTCCCGTTGTCGATGAGCTGCTTGGTGAAGCGGTCCATCGTGGCCCGCATGCCAGGGACCTCGCCCCCGCTGGGAAGGTGGCGCATGTCCACCGTGTCAGGAGAGCCACGCAGCCCATCAGGCAGGGCGATGTGGGCGAACGGGTCCGAGCCGCCATCCGAGCGGAAACGGCGGTCAGCGCGCTCCTCGGCGGTCTCGAACATGCTCACAGCGCAGCCCCCTCAGTGAAGAGAGCGGACGCAGCAGCGAGGTCCTTTCGACGCAGGGCAACGCCCAGCTTCTCGTAAAGGGCGTTCATCTTGGCCTGCTTGTCCTTCTCGAGGGCAGCGGCCCGGCGCGCAGCAGCGGCGCTCTTCTTGGCGGTGGTGCTCACTTGAGTTCCGAGTTGGCAGCGTGGGCATCGGCAGCGGCCACACCAGCCATAGCGAACTGCTCGGCAGCATCACCATAGCGGCCCGATCGGGCGGCCTCGAGCGCAGCATCCATGGCCCGGAGCATGACCACGCGGGCTTCAGCCATCGCAGCCTTGAGCTCTCGGCGGGTGGGCGGAGCCACATCAGCGGAAGCCTGGACGGGCGTCTCATCGACGACCGGAGCGGCCTCGACCACAGGCTCCACGACGGGAGCGGGAGCGGGGGCGGGCTTCTTGGCTGGGGCCTTCTTCGCCCGGCTCTTGCGGGGGGCGCGGGCGCGCTTGGGCTTGGTCTCAGCCATCGGTGGTCTCCGTGGGTGCGGGCTTGGCGCGGCGAGTGGCGCGGCGCTTGGGGACGACGGGGGCGGTCTCCTCGGCGAGGATGCCGGTGTAGACCTTGTAGTCCTCCTCCATCATCTCGATCCGCCCCTCCTGCGCCTCGACGCGGTGCTGAAGCCCGGGGTTCTTGCCAGCGACCTCGTAGAGGCGGCTGAGCTTCTGGCGCTCGGTGGCCATCTGCTTGAGGTAGAACTCCCGCAGGAAGGGGAGGGCGAGACCCGAGTCACGCAGGTGACGGCGGAAGTTCATGACGGCGGGGATCACGTCGTCGCTGTTCCAGAGGATCTCCTTGGTGGGCAGGACCACCGCCTCCTGGCCAGGCTCGATGAACCACTTGCCGCCGGTCTGCGTGTCGTAAAACTCGTCGTAGTAGAGGTAGTCCCCGAGGAGCGGGTCCGTCGGGTGGATGACCTTGGCGCCCTTGGCGGTGTGCCGGTTGAGCGCGGGCATCATGTTCTCGATCGTCACTTCGCCGCCGTGGGGGTCGGTGACGCCGTTGCATCCGGGCTGGCCGACGATGCGCTTGGGGCGAGGGAGCCAGCCGTAGCGCGTGCCCTTCTCGTCCGAGAGACCCACCCAGGACCACGACTGCGCGTAGTGGATGTAGACGTAGGGGTGCGCGGGGCGGTTGGCGCGACCGCCAACCGGGAGGCCGGTGGCCTGGGTGTTGTCGCGGTTGCGCTTCTTGGGCTGCGTGAGCCGCGTGACGCTGGACATGGGGGGTTGCTCCTGGGGTGCGTGAAGGGGAGGGGCAAGGTGCTCGAGCCATCACAGCCCGAGCACCCTGTCAGCGAATCACGCGTCGCTGATGATCTCGACGCCGCGCAGGTCCTCAGCCTCGACCACCGAGGGGTACATGTTGAGGATCGCGGTGGTCATGGCGTTGGTCGCGTCACGGTCGCGCTCGACGAAGCCGATGCCGAAGTCCGCGAGGATCTCGGCCGGAGCCAGCTGACCCTGCAGCAGGCGACGCCAGGAGCGCAGCGTGTAGGCGAAGCAGCCCATGCCGAACATCGCGCCAGACCGGTCGGCAGACGAGTTGACCAGGGTCACGCTGTCCGACTGGAAGAAGTTGATGCCGTTCCAGGAGCCCTTGAAGCCGGGACCACGGAGCGCCAGCATGTCAGCCGTCGCGGGCACGAACTGCTGAGCACCGGTCTCGCTGCGGAGGCTGGTCTGGAAGTCGTTGATCTGCACGGGGTGCAGGACACAGGCGAACTCGCCGGGCACGCTCTGGCTGTTCAGCTGGAACTGAGCGCTGTAGATGTCGTCCACGGTGAGGTCGTTGCCCGTGCCGGGGCCGACATCGTTGGCCAGCGCCGGGAAGAGCGCGCACAGCAGGTCGGTCAGGGTGAGGCCGATCGACTGGTTCAGGTTGTCGATCACCTGCTGCATCTGGACGGGGCCGCCGTTGATGCCCAGGAGGTCCGTCAGCTCGTACTGCAGGACGTAGCGAGCCCAGGTGTGCTGGTACTGGCTGGTCGTGTAGGCCGTGTTGGACTGACCACCGACCGTCTCGCTGGTAGCGGCGGCGGCGGGCTGGGGGACAGCGTCCTGGGTGATGTTGCCGGTGTCGGACCCGACGATGCCGTCGAGGTCGTCGAACCGCATCAACTGACGCAGGTCGGTGGGGTCGAACAGCTGAGCGATCAGCATGTCCGTCATGACAGCGCTGATCTGACCACCGTTGGTCTGCAGCAGTGCGTGGGTGACTTCGTTCGCCACGATGAACTCCGGGTTAGGGAAGGTTGGTTGCCTTGACCTACACCCGGTTTTTCACGCGCGGGGACGCGGGGTCTTGATGACTGCTTAGCACAAGTGACAACGTGTCGTCAATCGGGACGTGCTGTCAGCCCTCGACCTTGCCGCCGTCGATCATGAACTGCTGCCACGCAGCCGACCCGCCCGTGGGCTTGCCGTCCGCGCCGATGCGGCCTGCGCGCCACTGACCCTTCGCCCGGAAGCGGTTGATCTTGGCGCTGGTCCACTTCGAGCCGCTCTTGCCCGGAGGAGGAGCCGTGCCGGTGTGCAGCGTACCGCCCTGGCCGAGAGTCCCGATGACCTTGCCGGTAGCGGGGTCGACGATCTGCAGGCCCTGACCGGCCGGCTGCTCGGTCTCTTCCTCGAGCTCGTCGTTGGTCTCGGCCGCCTTGGGGAAGTGGACCCCGAGGAGGGGGTCAGCGCGCACGGCCTCGCTGTTGAGCCAGGTCCCGAAGTCCTCGGGCTCCGAGGTGCTCTGGGCGTACCGGTCGTACTCGGAGCGGGCGAGGTTCTGAACCGAAGCGTGGCCGAAGTTGCCGCCCACGCGCTGAAGCACGAGGTCCTGAGCGTGACGCTTGGCCTGCATCTGGAGAGCGCTGGTTGCCTTCTCAGCCTTTGCGGCAGCCTCAGCCGCGGCCTGCTTGGCGGCCTCGATCTGCTGCTGTGCCGTGGTCTTGAACTCGCCGAAAGACGACAACTGCGCCTTGGCCTGCTTGAGGTCGAAGCGCGTGCGCTGGTAGCGCTCCCAAGCAGACTGATTCCAGCCCTCGGGCGCCTGCGTCGGCTCGAACTCGGCAGCGGACGTGTGTGCAGGCAGCTTCGGCTCAGCGGGGGCGGCCGGAGGCTGAGCGGCGGGCGCAGCAGCAGGCGGCGTGGGGACCTTGGGGGTCTCGTCAGACATGGGGGTTACTCCTGGGATTCGGCGTCGTCGCCGGGGGACTCGTCAACGGGCAGGGCGGGGACGGCCTCAGCGATCTGGCGCTGGATCTCCGCCTCTTCCTGAGCGTTCTTGATGATGCGCGCGATCGCCTCTTCGCGGGTCATGCCCGGGTTGAAGCGCAGGAACTGGTCCACCTGCCCCAGCACGCCCTGCTCACGCATCACCTTGGCCTCCTCGAGCGAGGCCTTGACCTCATCCAGGCTCAGGTTGAGATCCGCGTAGATGATGCGGTAGTCTTCCGGGTCCTCGGGGAGGCTCGTCCCCGTGAGGGCGTTGAGCAGCGTGGCCGACGTGGCCAGGCGCATCTTGTCGCCGCGCATCATGGGGACCTCGAGCGCCTTGCGAGCCTTGCGCTGCCCGTCCCTGCTCAGGGCGATGGCGTAGCCGCTCATCCCCGTGGAGCCGCCGCTGATGGAGATGTCCTGCGGCGCGACACCAGCGTAGACCGCGAGCTCAGCCGAGTAGGCGGCAATGGCCTCGCCTGCGCTTTTCGGGTCCATGGCGGGGGCGAACTGACCCAGCGAGCCCGACTTGTCAGTTCCGACGGACCGCCACTGGAGCACGCCCATCTGGTTCATCCGAACCACCTTGACACCCTTGGCCTTCCCGTCCGTCATCGACGTGTTGCCAGCCATCACCGGCTCGGCATCCAAGGTCCAGCGCTGCGGGTGAGCCCCATCGCGAACGCCGGCCACCCAGTACGTCTTGAGGGCTGCGCCGGTGAGCGTGCCGTTGAAGACCTCGGAGCCGGCCCATGGGCGCATGAGCGCGTTGCTGACCCGACGGTGGTACGCGGTCCACGTCCAGATCGGAGCGCCGGCTGCATCGGTGTAGATGTAGCGACCGCCGAGCCCTGGGGCGTAGATCTCGGTGACATCCTCCAGCGCATCGCCAGGGCTGTGCCCCTCGCCCTCAACCTCGACCTTGAACACCGGGTTGGCCGGGTCGCGCAGGTCGTAGGTCGTCCAGGTCCATTCCTTCAGCGGCGGACTGGTGTTGGGACGAATGCTCGCCTCGAGGTGCCTGACGTAGTTGGGCTGGTCGGGCATCTGGGGGTTGGGCGACATCTCGATACTGTTGAGCGGCACCACCTTGTGCCACAGCCCCCGCCCTTCGGTGAAGCCCGTGAGGACGAGCACGTCGTTGGTGCCCACGACCAACTGGAGCAACTCTTGCGACTGCGCCCACAGCTCAGGAGGCATCAGCACCTCGAGCTCTTCGTCGGTCGTTCCCTCAGCCTCGACCACCGGCGGGTCGTCGTAGAGGGTCGACAGCTGCAGGTTGATGGTCAGCGCGGGATTGTGCGAGACCTCAGCGGGCGGCAGGAACTCCAGCACCTCGGGGGCGAAGAAGTCGGCCAAGCGCTCGTCTGCGTACTGGGACCAGTTGCCCGTCAGGACGGCGACACGCATGGTGACGTGCTCCCAGATCTCCTGGAGAGCCTCGTCCTCGGGCTTCGGGCGTAGCTTGCGGAAGTCGCTCACGCGCGGAGTGTAACCTATATCGTCAAGCCTGTTGACTCGTTGTCAGCAGGTGGCTCATACCACGAGCATCGGGATCTCGTCCCGCGTGAGCAGCCTCGGGTCCAGCAGCAGGTCCAGCACCGCGTAACGGGCCGAGTCGAGCGGGTCTTTCAGGTCCTCCTCGGTCCCGGTGTAGTACCGAGCCGAGCGGATGAAGGGGAGACACTCCTCGTGGACCAGCCATCGCTCCTCGCCCATGAGCGCGTTGATGGCGCTCTCCCCTGCCCGGACACTACCGCCACCCTTGTGCGGGCTCTCGACGCGCTTGGGGCACTGAGAGACGCCGAGCAGCTGGGCGAGCTCGTACTCCACAAGCTGGTTGAACTGGATGGCGCCGCGAACACCGAGCCCCGCGGTGTTGATGTCGCCGAAGATGCGGTCAACGTGGTGAATCGTCCAGTCCCACGAGGCCAGCCCGTCCAGCACCGCCTGCGCTGTCTCCTTTGCGCCCACGCCCGCCTCCGTCGCTGCCCACTGCCACAGCAGATAGAACCGGCCACCAATGCGGGCCACGATGCTCACAACCTGCTTGCCGACTCCCTGCCCGTGGTCGATGCCCACCCGCACGAGGTCGCCCTTGTTGATGGGCAGCCCGGCCACCGTCTCGTCGTCGATGAGCAGGCGAGGAGAGAAGCGGGACAGCCGGCGACCCTGCGCCAAGCCTTCCCACTTGGCGTAGATGCGCTGAGGGCGCTCCCACTCGTCCGTCTCGGCGATCTGCGCCTCGATGCTGGACGGGCTACGGTGGGGAGCGTTGCGGACGCTGAGTTCTACGTGCTGGACGTGCCAGTCGTCCTCGAGCGGCGGCTTGCCCTCCTCCTCGTCGCCCTCCACAATGTCGCGCAGCCACTCGGTGGGGCGGTTGACGGGCGTGAGGGTCATCCACAGGTCGCCCATGTCGAAGGTGAGACGAGCTCGTAGCGCGTCGAAGTGGCCTTTCTTGGGCGGCTCATCGACCCACGCCCAGTGAACGCGCGGACCCTCCAGCGCCATGAGGTCCTGCTTGCAGGACTTGCACTCCAGGATGGAGCCCCACGCCGTGACGAGCATCTTCTTGCCGCGGTACAGATACCCGACACCCTCGACGTACTTGCACTCGTCCGAGAGGGCGCCCTTCGGCTCCAACTCCCGCAGGCAGCGCGAGATCGAAGGCCAACCGGTGGTGTGGTCCTGACACAAGAGCCAGCCCAGCGAGCCACGGGGCGGCACGGTTCGGTAGGGGTGCCAGCCCTGCAAGTACCACCACGCCTCGGCAGCACCGCTGTAGGACTTCCCGACCTTGTTGGCGGCGAGGAGGATCCGCTTACGCGCCTGGCTCTCGTGGAAGTCCCGCTGAAACGGGGCGGCCTTGGCCTTGTGGTAGACCCACAGCGGGTTTTCAGCGAGCGCGAGGGCCGCCATCATGGCGAGGCTGGCGCTCACTCGTCCTCAACGTCTACCAGGTCGGCACGGATCAGATCGACGACCTCGGCCTGAGTTACGGCGAGATGCCCGGCCAGCATCGTCCTGAGTTGGGCGTCGTCAGCCCCGGCCCACGAGTAGTGGCCACGACGGTCGGCCGGGCCATGCTGAACCACGCCAGCAAGCGCCACCGCCCGCAGTTGTCCCGCCTCGGCGAGGTTGAGGGCCTGACGCAGCACCGAGACAACGCGCTCGCATGGCTGCTCGTCGGAAGGGGTCAACGATACCAGCGTCGGCGTATCGCTCATCGCCTCACCACCTTGCGCACGATGGGGTCAGTCTCATGATGGTTGCTCCTGGGATGTTCAGGCGATCTTGACGAGCGCCTTCTTGATGTCGGGCGGCAGCTGCTCAAACATCGCCTCAGCCTCAGCGATGCCCTGCGCCGTCGTGAGGTCGGGCATGTCCCGAGCCCCGTCCGTGTTCTTGTCGATGCCGAGGATGCCGGGGCACTTGTCGGTCAGAATGCCCACCACCAACGCGGCGGCCTTGGCCCGGGTGGGGTCTGCCTCGGAAAGGGCGTGTAGCGAGACGTTGCCCGAGCTGTCCTCGAGGTCCGAGTAGGCGGCGATCTGGAGGTTCCGCTCTACCGCCTGGCGGATGAGGCGCTTGGTCACGGCGTCCAGGCTCTCGGACTTGACTGCTACCCGTCCATTGCCGGTGCTGACCGCCTTGCCGTCCATGCCCAGCACTTGGGCTCCGCGGGCGGGGGGCTGAACATGACGGCCGGACTTCGTGGCCCGCCGCACCTTGTTCATCAGGCTGCGCACGTTGCAGCCGTACTTCTCGGCGGCCTGCTTGTTGTTCAGGCGCCCCGCCATGACCTCGTCAAAGGCTGCAGTGAGCTTCGGGTCTTCCTTTCCGGCCATGCTGCCACCTTAGCCCGAGGCTGGTTTGTTGGTCACCTTTCATTGGTGCAGCATCACCAATGCGGTCACGAATGCCCTCCCTTAGCCCGTCTTCTGGCCAGTCCGGTGCTCAGCCCAAGCCCTCGCGACGGCAGCGGGACGGTCGGTGATGACAGGACGGCTTCGCAGTCGAGCGATGACCGCCGCGCGGGCTCCCGGCCTCGTGCATTCGCTTCGTGGCTCGCCGGGAAAGTGTCCACACTCACACACCAGCGTGTGCCCTTGGCGCTTGTAGAGGTGGTTCGAGTTCATGCCAACACCTCCCTGATCCGCTTCCTCAGCACACCACGCCTCGCAGCGTCGTCCTCGTTGAAGCAGAACACCGCCTTCATACCAGCCCCCTCGCGACCATCTCAGCCGCTACCGCTCGCCGCTGCTCCCTCTCGGTGGGCACGCCCCCATGGGTCAGCGCAGCGTAGAGCTCGAGCGATCCCCCGCCCTGGTCCGACCGGAAACACTGCCAGTGCATCGCCCCCCGCCTCGAGCGGTAGACCTTGGCCTCGTGCTCTCCACGGTGCAGCGGGCACTCGATCCCGCCCCTCACCCGAGCCAGGCCCATCGTCTGCGCGAGGAGGTCCGCGTCCATGGCGTCGATCGCTTCCCACTGCTCGCGGGAGACCTGGACCTTGGGCGGCTCCTCCATCGGGCGAAACACCGGGGCGCGGTAGGTCCTGCCAGCATCCCACTGACGCCCCGCCAGCGCCTTCCTGAGCGCGCCTGCCCGGTTCTCCCGTGTCTCGACCGCCTCGGGGTAGGTGGCGGCCTCCTGACGCGCCTGAACCAGCATGTCCGCAATGTCCTGGTAGGTGTAGACCTGACGCGCCAACTCCCGCTCGAACTCGGTGGGGTCCTGGAGGATGCGTGGGGCTCGCGCCTCAGCCTCACGCATGAACAGCGGCAACTCAGCGGGCGCCGGTGGTGTGGGGATCTCTCCAGTGCTGATCTGGTCCCAGATACGCAGCTCCTCGTCCGTCCTGGGGAGCTCCGAGGCCGGGACATGCTCCAGCGCATCGCCAGGGCTCATCCCGTCCAGCATCGCATCGAGCAGCGTCAGCGACCCGGGCCAGATGGCCGCGTAGTTGGGGTGCAGGTTCACAGCATCACCCGCTTGTCCCCGAGGAACGTGAAGTGGTCGCGCAAGAACTGGATCTCGTAGGTGCCCAGCGGGCCCTCTCGGTTCTTCGCCACGATGGCCTGCGCCATCTCCGCGCCTTGCAGGCGCTGGTCGGCCATCTGGGGACGGTGCAGGAACAGCACCGCGTCCGCGTCCTGCTCGATGGCCTTCGAGCCGTAGAGGTCGGAAAGGATGGGGCGAGAGTCAGCGCCGCGCTTGTCGAACTCCCGGTTCATCTGGCTCAGCAGGACAACGAGGCATTCCTGGGTGATGGCGAGGTCCTTGAGGAATGCGGTGACCTCCGCGATCTTCTGGTTCTCACCCGTGCGCGCGTCCATGTCGGTGTAGGACCAGCGGTGCAGGTGGTCGACCACGATGTAGTCGGGCTTCCCGTGCTGCCGGCACTCGGACAGCCACCACCGACGAAAGCCCGTGATGGTCATGCCTCCCCGAGGGTAGTTGATTCGCAACTGGTTCCCCAACTGCTCCCGCAGCCGCTGCCAGTGGGGGCGCACGTCGTCCATGAGCGTGGGCCGATTCCAGATGTGGCGCGAGCCGTAGGGGCTGGACTGCCGGATCAGGCGCTCGGCCTTCTGGTCCTCGGGCATCTCCAGCGTGATGTAGGTCCCGCGCATCCCGTCCATGGTGAGACGCTTGGCCCACTCGAAGGCCATGGCGCTCTTACCCACGCCCGAACGGGCAGCGATGACCGGCATACGCCCAGGCTTCAGCACGTCCCACCAGTCCTCAGCGAGGCACTTCAGCGGCGCCTGGAAGCGCAGGGGCTGGGGCGCGTTGGGGTCGTTGCGCGCTGCCAGGTCGGCCTCGACGCCCTCCATCCACGAGTCCAGCGCCTCGGCCGCTCCCATGCTCGGGCGGCGCTCCCGATTCGCGTCGGCGGTGCTGAGCAGCTCTCCGAGCAGATGGGTGGCGAGTGCGGTCATGTCCTCGGCCGACTTGCCCTGCGCGGCTACCGCGTTGAGCTGCTGAGCGATCTCGATGATGGTGCTCTTGGTGCTCATCGTCCGCAAGCCGCGCACGATCTCCTCGAAGGCCATCGGGTCCAGCGCGACCGCCTCGAGCATCGCCCGCCGCTGGCGCTTGGCCTGCACCGGGTCGTCGGTGCTCTCCTGGATCTGCCGAGCCACGAGCATCGGCACCACGTCCCGGTTGCGGTCCTGCAGGTGGAACGCTGCCTTGAGCACGGCGCGGAGATCTGGGTCAGCGATGAGCGTGTCCAGGTTCATGTCTGCGGCGCGCGCCAGCATCTCCCGCCGCTCCTCGGTGGGGATGCCCGAGCCGATGGGCCCGAGCAGGGTGGCGATGAGGCGCTGCTCCAGGTGGTGGCGCTGGGGCTCTCGGTTGGGCGCGGTGTTCATGGCGCAGCCTCCAGCGCTGCCACGAGCACAGCGGCATAGCTCCCGTGTCGCGTCTGCCGCTTGCGGGATGGTTCCTCGATTACCCAGGCCATCCCTCCCTCCCAGTCAAGGCACGTCGGCAGCCAGTACGGGTCGAGCCTCGCCAGCCGCACCAACGCCAGCAGACAGCCCAGCGTCGCGCCATCGTCCAGGTCGGGCAGGTCATGCGGGCCCGGTTGGAGCGTCGCGACGGTGCGAGCAGGCCAGCCCCGATGGTCCTCGACGATGACGACCAGGCCCCAATGCCGCTCGTCGGTCGGTCCCGACAGCCATCGGTACGCTGCTCGGCGCGTCCGTGTGCGAATCTCGGATCGCATACCGGGCATCCAACGCCAGCCATTGCACGCCACCGCCCGCAGTCCGAGCGCCCTCGCTTCGTCGTTGGTCATGCTGCCCCCTCCAGCAGGACCCGAGCCCCGCTCTCGTCGTTGATGTTCTTCACCGCGTCCGCCTCCTGCTCAACCCGTCGGGCGAGTCTGACACGCCGATCGTCCAGCCTGTCCAGCCACCTCGGCCAGGTCACGAACAGCGGGCGGGTGCCGTCTCGGAGCTGGCGCGCGATGTCCAGCACCACGGCCACCATGTCGTCGACGGGGATCTCGTCAGGGCGTGCCTGCGGCCCCTTGCGCGTGGCCTTGCGCTTCAAGACGCCCTCGTCCACGTTGGCAACGTGCGGGCCAGCCAGCGTGCATCCAGCGGCGTCCCACCGACGAGCCCTCTCGATCCGGTCGTCTGCCTTCGCGTCCACGAGCAGGTTCTTCATCGACGTGTAGCCCTTGCTCCGCAGGTAGTGAGCCGACCCGGGCTTGTCGTCGTCCGGGGCGAGGAAGGTCCACCGGATGAGCCACGCGATGCCGTCTTCGGTGAGACCCCTGTCTCGGAGTTTCCGGTACTGGTCCAGGATGGCCTTGGCTGGCTTCGTGGTCTTGGCTGCTTCGGTCAGCGCGCCTTGTCCGTTGAGGATGCTGGACCTGAGCGTTGCCAGTCGCTGAAACTCCTCGGTGTAGCTCTTCGTCTGCTTGGCCTTGTCCGAGGGACTGGACCCAGCTTCATCATCAGCGGCGTCAGCCGCGTTCTCTTCTTCTTTCTCTTCTCTCTTAAGAGAAGAACGCGCGCGGGGTCCGCTATTGGTCCGCTTCTGGTCCGCTTCTGGTCCAGGGGTGTCCGTAAGCTGCGGAAACTTCTCAAGAATGGCGGTCCGCCATTGGTCCGTTGCCGGTCCGCTCATGGTCTGAAACTGGTCTGCCAGCTTCTGAGCGCACTTGAGCAGCCTCGTCTTGCCGCACTTGAACCGGCGCGCCAACTGGGTCTGGGACCACTCGTCCCACTCCCCCAGGACGATGAGCGCGCCCATCTCCAGCAGGATCACCGAGTCGGACGCCGGGTGTTCATGGGGGCGACGTAGGTCACCCCTCACCGCCTGAAGCGGTACAGGTATGAAGTTCATGTTCTCTCTCAAGGGTTCACGCAGTCTCTCGAACCCCCTCCCCAGGGCCTGGCCGGGCTTGCTGGGGAGGGCGAGCCCAAAGGGGGCTCAGCGTCGAGAGAACGCATGGGGACTATAGCATGGGGGGAGTCATTCTGCGTGTCCAGACTTGGGCGGGTCGCTGCTGGGAAGGGACACGCCGGCCTTTCGGCAGGCATCCTCCAGCTTTTCGAGGCGCTTTCGCAGCCAACGAACCTCAGCCTTGGCGTGCTGGGTGCAGAGCGGGTCTCGCATGGGGCCGAAGCGGCCGACAGCACGCCGACCACAGGAGCGATGCTTCATGATCTTGAGGTCCTTGACCTCGGCGATGCACTTCATGCCCGGATCCTCCTGAGCGAGTCGATGATGTTGACCGCGGCTCCCAAGTCCACGGGCTGGCCGCCTTCGACCGAGTAGCCAGCGCGGGAGCGCAGGACGGGGATGCCGGCGAGGTGGCGGACCTCGTGGAAGGGGAGGGCCAGCAAGTGGTCGCGGAGCTCGGGGCGGGTCATGAGGACACCTCAAAGTCATCGCGAAGGCGGAGCCCACGGGCTGCAAGCAAGCGCTTCGCCTCAAGCAGCGACTTGAACCCGAAGCCGCGCAGGGCGAGTAGCCGAGACGGAGTCCAATCCACAAGATCTGCGTATCGATAAATCTCCTGCTTCCAGAGAACGCCCATCAAGCGAGTCGATCCGTCGAGGAGTTCGGGGTCTTCCGCGACACGGAGCGCCCACGCTTCTCGCTGGGCGTGCTGGTGGCAGATCTCCTTGACGCGCGCCTTGGAGACGCCCCACTCCTCGGCAATGGCCCGATAGGTTTTGCCCATGCTGCGCATCAGGATGATCTGAGCGTTCCTCATGTTCTTGTCGGTCATCGTCTCTCCCACCGCTGACGCACGCCCATCTCGGCCAGGCGCCAGGTCTCGGGGCTGGGTGCTTTGGGGTTTTCTCGTCGCTGCTCGGCCTTGATGGCAACGCTCTCGAGCAGCTCGTCGATGGCTTCGGCAGGCCAGTCGGCGCTGCGGGGCGGGAGGGTCACGAGGCCTCCTTCACGACACCAGCAAGCCACTCGGGCCGGCGCACCGTGCCGTAGGCGACCACCACACGAAGGCGCGTAGGCGAGTCGGGTACGTGCGAGCGCTCGGGCACACGGTAGACAGCGGCGGCGAGGCAGCGTGGGCCGAACCACTCGCGAGCGTTGGCGACGAGCTCGCTGCGGTGGTCTCCAAGCCAGTCGGGAGGCCAGCCGCCAGCATGGGCAAATCGGGGCAACCACGGACGACCCGGAGTCTGCCGCAGCGTTGTGTTCAAGGTGCGCTCGCGGAGGCTCACGAGGCACTCCCGAAGAGGCTGGGCTGGCGGTGGTGGACCCAGGACCAGCCGGGGACGATCTCGGCCTTGCCTCGGTAGGAGGTGTCCCACCAAGCAGCCATGTAGGCGCACGAGTCCGTCTTGCCGTCGGTGCTGAAGGAGGGGCGTTCCGCCATGACCCAGACCTTGCGCAGACAGGAGCCATCTCCAGACCAGAAGGCCTCTCGGGTAGCCGACTCCAGAAAGGCCAGCCGCAGGACGAAGACCACGTGCCGCTGAGTGACCTCAAGAGCGTGGCGCACGTGCTCCTCGGCTTCGGAGTAGGGCGGGTTCCCAATGACCAGCCACGGGGCCCCTGAGAGCGTCAGGAAGTCCCCCAACTCTCCACCCATGTCCAGCAGCGCAGGAGAGGTGGGATCGAGGTCAGACACCCGTAGGCGAGCCTTGGGCCATCGACGCAGGACAGCGCGGGCGAAAGCGCCCCCACCTACGTGAGGCTCCCAGATGCCACGGGAGTCCTTGCCGATGGACGCGGGCAGCTCATCCACGATGGCCTCGGCCAGCACGGTCGGCGAGTAGAAGCGGTCGAGAGTGTCCCGATTGCCATGCTTGCGGGCGCTGCTCACAGTCCCCCCTGCGTCTTGTGGGGGTAGTCCGGCCATCGACAAGACTGCTCCCGCTCCAGACGCCTCGCATGGGCCTCCACCCACCCCCTCACCTCGTCTCGGGCGTGGTGCCGGGCGATGTCCCCCAAGCGCTTGTCCAGGGCCTCAGAAGCCCTCCGAGCG